AACCTATCCAACTATACGCTTGTCCTTGGTATCTATAGACATCAGCATCTCTTTCTAAGAAACCAAACTCTATCTTAGCCCCACTTGGGAAGTTCCATACTTTCTCTACTTCTCTAAATTTACAACCAGGAAAGGCTTGTGGGTATAACTCACGAGACTTATCTATTAACTCTCTAAGTTCTGGCATAGATCGTCTTAGTATTAAAGCACGATGAGCTTTTTTATGGGCATATCTCAATGGGTCTACTAACATGGCATAAGATTTACCACCCCCTGCAGCACCGCCATAGAGTACATCTTTTTCATCGGCTGCTAAGAATTGAGTCTGTGGTCCATCATTAGCATGAAAGACAACGTGACTGCCTTTATTTATTTCGTCTTGGACTGCTTTAGGGATTAAGGAGAGATCGTCTTCGGTGACTATCTTCCCCTCGTTTGTAGGTTTCTGCGATTCATCTTCAAGTTTGGAGAGAACTTTTGTGGTTTTTTTGAGTGCGGTCCGTTTAGATTTAAGTTGTTCCTTAACCTTTTCGACTGCTTTTTGTTTTTTCCTGACTGCCCTTCTGGCTTTTTGTTTTGCTTTTTGCTCATGTGAATAATAATAGTGTGAGGTTGCTCCTTTAGGTCTGCCGCCTTTCTTCTTAGGCGTACCATCCTTCTTTAAAACAAAGCCACCATCAGAATCGGTCAAGTAGAGATGTGGGTTCTCTTCCCAATCGTGCAATTCGTTCTTCTCGTTTTCCATATTTTTTATCTATGTGTTTCTTTAATCCTGGTGGGCTTATTTTTCTATGTGTTTCGTATTCAATCCAATCACAAGCATCTTGTAATGAAATGGATTCTCCTGCTACTAGGTCTTCAGCTATTTGTAAAGCTTCAATCTGCTCTGGTATTGGTTTTAAATAACCATCTACCTCTTCATCTAACTCATAACCAAAAGGTATGGTTGAGGTTTTTCTTTTAATGTAGCCTTCTTTCATTTTTTAAAAATAGGTTCTAATTCATCTTGCATTTGTTCAGAAGTAGTTCTTGTATCTTCTTTCTTACCAAATATTTTATCATAATTATCTTTGTACGCTTGAGAATTAATAGTAGGTCTTCTTCTTTTTTTACCTAATATCATGGGTTTCGCATCCGTACCTATTTGTGTTTTTTTTCCTTTGGTCACTGTTTACTCTCCCAATCTTCTATAGCTTTTCTGATACTGGCTTCAGCCAAGACACTACAATGTAATTTAATCGGTGGCAATTCTAAGGCTGCTGCGATGTCTTTATCTTTAATTTGTTTAGCTTCTGCTACTGTTTTACCTTTAAGCATATCTACAAACATGGTACTGGAAGCTATTGCTGAACCACAGCCATAGGTCTTAAACTTTACATCCTCTATTAAATCACCCTTCAGTTTGAGTTGTAATCGCATAACATCTCCACATGAGGGAGCACCTACCATACCTGTTGCTACAGTGGGATCACTAGGATCAAATTTACCTACGGAATGTTTCTTAGGGTCTTTAAGAACACTACTAAATCTATCTAATACTTGTTGTGAATACGCCATTATTTACTTCCTCTGCCTACATAGACAGCAAACCAGCCAGCTCCTGCTCCTACAATTACTGATACAAAAGCACTTTGAGCATTAGTAGGATCAGGCATTGCCATAAACCATTCCGTAGTTCTGTAGAAAGCCAAGCCATACAGAGCAATTAATAATCTCGGAAAGACTCGCCATTTGTCAAAGCCCTCTGCATAGTTATACCAAGTTGGTAATTCCTGTTTGTTATCTTCATCATCATTGTCAATGTTTACGATTGTAGTCTTGTCTGCCATCTCTATTCTTTTTTTCTTTAGGAATATAAGTTTGTGTCTTCTCAGAATAAATAAGTTCTTTCTTGGGTGTCTTTGTCTTAGCCAAGGGTCAACCTATTTGATAATAATAATATTAAACCGAATATATACGCAGTAGCCGTTATTATTACAAAGTATTCAAAAGTACCAAACTTTGTATATTTATTCATCTTCCTCTACTATTTCTACAGCTTCTACCTCTATCGGTTGTTTCTCTGGTAGGATAAATATACCACCAGTAGCTCTATGAGTTACATCAAGCCTGTCTCGTTTTGCTACCCCTACTCGATCCAGTATAGTCTGTGCTGCCTGGAGCTTATTGCCTACCTGCGGTATCGGTCTATCACTATTCATTATATCAACCAATTTAAAGGCTGCTTGCGGTGCAGATCGTGCAAGTACATCCGAGGCTAACTGTATCACTTCTTCTCTTAATGATTTTATAACTTGATGATAATTGCCTGAGTATCCTGCCAGTTCTGCGGCTTCTTTGGGATTCCCTCCTGTCGTGATAAGGTTATCTAAAAAGGCTTGTTGCTTCTCGGTAAGGTTTCTTTCTTTTACTTCTGTTGAAGGTAAATAACTCATATGTATACAGTATAGGTCTGGTTTATAGACTTGTCAAGGTTTTTCAAAAAAAATAAATAATGCTTGACAGAATGGAATACCACCTGTATAATAACCTTACAAGGTGGCAGCGTTTAACACATAGACAAAGCCACCTTAGTTTTGTAAAACTGGCAAAGTTTTGTAAAGTTTTGTAAAGCCGCCCAAGACTAGTTAATATTCAAAATTGGCTAAAAATGTATATGATTTATATCATATTGCGACCACCCCCTAGGGCCACCCACTCCCCCTTACTTCACCACTACACTACTGTACTAGAGAAGTAACACACCTAAGATACAAAGAAACAAGACTTAGCAAGACTTAGTAAGACTTAGCAAACTTGCTAAATCCAAATGAGATTGTAAAGCTTTGCAAAGTTTATCAAGTTCTAGTTTATGGAACTGAAAGAAGCTTATTAAGTTTTACTAAGTTACAAAACTTTGCAAGACTTACTAAGATTTACAAAGACTTAGCAAGATTTTATAAGTATGCATCATGCACGCATTCCCTTTATTATAATTTGCTGGAGAACCTACTAGAATTTATAAGGTTTATAAGGTGGGAACAAATACAAGGGGCATCATTGAAACTTATAGCAAGGTATAAATAAAAATGATACCTCCAGGATAAAAAAAATTTAATAATAGGCCCATCTCATTGAAGCTTATATTTAGTTAGTACCAGCTCAATTAGTCCAGCTCAATTAATTACGCCCAAAAAAAAAGGCTACATTTCTGTAACCTTTCTTTAGTTTTTACCCTCCAATTAAAATTGTACTATTACAAATGGGAACCCTATTGGATTATTCCTTAGTACTGTGGTCGCATCTTCTATCATTTCCATTGATATGTATTCTTCGCCATAGTCATTTTGAAATTCCTTTAGGGTTTCATATTCGGCAAATTCGCAACAGATACCTATCACGTCTAATTCATAATTGTCTAGTTCATCTAGATAGTCATAAATTAAATTTTTTGCTTCGTAAGAGAACTGATTCCCTCTGCCCATTTTATAGAATGCGTCACTAAACTGTGACTTAGTTAATGTTTCTGTAATCATCTTACACTTCCTCCTTTCATTATATCCAATGTCCAAAGATGCCCTGTTAATATTAAAGTTTCATCTTCTAGAACACATCTAACAATGGGATCGCCCTGTTTAGTTTCTCCTAGAAGTTCAACTTCGAACTCATACAGTCCGTCTGAACTCGCCCAATAAGTTTGGGTATTTATTTGTTGTGCCATGTTTAACCTCTCTAGTTAAATGTTTTGATGCCAAGTGAAGTTAATAATATATTTCCCTTTAAACACTTCAACCACTGTTGGTGTGTTTCTGTACCAATTACCGCAACAGTCATAATCATGTTTGCAGTGTTGGGTAGGAAAATGATTGTTAATAACTTCGCTTAACTTTTCGAGTGTGACAGTTTCAGATAGAAACACAGTTATATAATAACTTTTTGTTTCTTCATCTTCTATCACTTCAAGAGCATTCTTTCCGAGTGAACTACTCATAGCATCAGCAGAAATAATTACATTACCAAAAGAAGAAGATAAAA